GCTCCTAGTTGATTAAGTACTGCTGCTGATTGTTTGTTTATATGTTTTGTTGGTGCCATCTTGCTAGAGTCATAAGGTTTACCCAGTATCTCACTAGCCTTAACTGCCTCTTGAATCTTCTTCATAGAAGTTCCAGCAGGCTGGATACCTTGGGCTCTTGCCTCTTTGTAAGCATCCAATTCTTTGTTAAATGCTTTAGTTGGCATAGACCTTTGGCTATGTGCATCACCAGTGTTCATCTGTATACTCAAACCCTTACAGCCAAAGCATCCTTCGACTGGCTCAGGGTGATGTTCCCAATGTTTCATATCGCTGTAAAGTTATCCTCTGTGACACCTACACCGCCAGCAATTAGTGCTGCCTTAGTAGCATCATCTACTGTGTGATTATAGCCACCTGCATATACTTTAGGAAATGCTTTCAAGTCACCATCGACTGGGAAGCGAACCTGTGCGTATCCACCTGTAGGCTTTAGTACTATTGTAATGCCCCTGTCAAGTTTATAAAAGTAGAATAGGCGGGCTTGACCTGCTGGGCCCTCTTCGGCCACAGGGGTTGTGAAAATGTATTCAGTCATAAGTCCTCCTAATGAACTCACCCCAAGGGGTAGGTTTCTAGGCCTACCCTTCAGAGTCAATCAACTAGAGAGCTGCGATTGAGGAGCCTGATTCAATACGGAACAGTGCTTCTTCACGATAACGTGCAAAGCCGAGTACGCCGTACCAACCCATTGGGCGGAAGCGCATCAACTTATCGGTTACGTTTCCGATAACAATGTGTGGCTCTTCTGCAACAGCTTCAGCAAGTGCTTGCTGTCCGCAGAGGATAGTATCAAATACGCGTGTTACTGGAGTTACAGTTACAACAGTAGTTGCTGTTACAGCAGCAGTGTTAGCAACATCTACAGTGAATGTAGTTGTTGAACCTGAAGTGCTGATAGCAGAAATCTTTGCTGTAGAAGCAATGCCAGTTCCAGAAATCTTGTCGCCAACCTCAGCGCGGGTTGCAATTACAGCAGAAGAAGCAACACCGAAGGTGAAGCCTGTTGATATACCTGCAACGGTTACTGTCGGTTGTGGCAAGAGCGGTCTGGTCTGCGCCTGCTTTTTCGCTTGGCAAACGAGAAGACTCAACAAAGAATGCTCCTTCGTAATCGCCAATTTCTCCAGCCCATACGTTATTAACGGCTGGGTCAGAGTTGATGTGAGCGAAGTTCCAGCCTAGGTTTCCAGACTCTGCACGCAGGTCGTGGGAAACTTCTGGGTGGATACCGCACCAGTAGTAAGAGCCACGGCGAGCCTTGGCCTTATTAGCACGGAGTTTAGCGACAGCCCTACGGATGTCTGCTGAATCAATTGTTGCGGCTGCGGAAATTGTTGCGGTGCTTGTAGCAGTGCTACCACCATAAATTACGTTAGTTCCGCCGACAAGAGTTGTTGAAACAACCTTGTCAATAGAATCAGCAAGGTTGTATGCAATGATATTTGCAATTGCTGGGTCTACNTCTGCTAGTGAGAATAACTCAAGAGCACGGGTAACAAGAACAGCATTACCATACTCGTTAAGAGTAATGGTTACTGATGTTGGAGTCGTCATTGCGACTGCATCTGGGTCAGTAGTTTCTGTTAGTGTTGAAGTTTTTGCATCCAAATCAACATAGCGCTGTAGCACTACAGTTGAACCTGGAAGTGATTGACGGGCAGGACGCTTATCTGCGACAGAACGAAGTAGTGGTTCTGAACGGAGAGCGAACTCGAGAAGACGGTCATACGCCTTCTGTACGAGACCTGCGCCACCAACTGTTCCACCGAGAGATGTACTCGCGGTTGATATAAATTGTGACATTAGTTTTAGTCTCCTTGACTATGAACGGATTATTGTTGTGACTGAAGTATAGATAGTAGCTCTTCCGCTGAAGTAGCTTGTTTCATGCGTTGCTCTACATCTAGCCCTCTGTCAGGTGTCAAAGCACCTTGTGTCAGGACATCTTGATGGCGAAGCCGTGCAAGGTCCTGCTGACTTACTGGTGCTTCTTGTTCCGCTACCTTGATTCCAAACAAGTCTGCGTTATCATCGAGCCAGTTAGAAACTGACTCCTCGTTAACATCATCCAAGTCTTTCATCACAAGGCGTGCGGCTTTCTCATTGACACCCTTTTTTGCTAGGACTTCTTTGACAATTCGCTCACGCTGCACCTTGGATAAACCCTCAAGTTGCTCAGTGAGTTCCTTGATTCTCTTTTCGTCTGCACGCTTGGCTTTGCGTAACTTTTTTAATAAGTCACTGCCGTCGCCTGCATACTCTTGAGTATCTTGGTCATCGTCTTCTTCATCATCCCAGTAGTTGTTGCTCATAGCAACCACCCTTCTATTCGTTGTTAGTCGCAAGCCTCAAGTCTATTCGGGGAAATAGGTTGGCTCTTGCTATCGGTCTAATACGCTGGCGGGGCCGATGGGTCCGCTCAGGATTCTAGTATTGTCCGCCTGTTGCTGTTCCTAGTGAACCTCTGCCTACGCCAGACTGTCCACTAAACTCAGCTATTTCTCTACCAATTAAATTTTTACGCTTACGTTGTGCTGAGGCAAGCGTGTTAAACACTTCTTGTTCTCCCTCTGCAAGTCCGTATGTTTCCATACTTTTGCCATAGAGACCAGAAAGCTTTTCAGCCGTAGGCAGGATATCAGCAATCGTGGCATAACCACGTTGCGCTTCTGCTTGAGTAATGCCTTGTGCTGCAAGTTGCTCAGCGACAGGTACTCCAACATTAATGCCTTGTAGTCGGCCTGCTGAGCCAATCTCAGCCGCTGCTACTTGACGCTCAATCTTCTGCAACTGTTGATTTGGGTCAAGAACATAAGCAACTAAATCATTTTGTCCAATACCATAGAAGTCACGAAGAGTCTTGGTAATGGCTGGGTCAGCATTTTGTACTCGTTGAACAGCTGTAACAACACGCTGAGATAACTCAGTAGGGGACATATCATTGCTAATAAACTGAGACACGTAATCATCTGTGTCAAATTGTTTTAACCCATATGCACGTAATGTCTGGCGATAACTATCTTCTAAATTAAGATATTGAGCAGGTGTAAGNACTTGTAAGTTTTTCTTTATACGCTCTTCATTTGCCNTGAATCTACGTTTGTAATCTTCTGTTTCTTGTAGGGCAAAGGTAATTGTTGACTCAGTTGCGCCTTCTTGAGCAAGACGTTTGATTGTGGGAAAAAGCCCTGTAAGATTATATTTTGTAAATCTATCAGTAAGAATATCCGTGATAGACTGACGTTGCATTTGCTGGTCTTTTTCGCGTTGGGCTTGAGCCTCGGCATATTGTTTAGCCAAGATATCGGAAGCACCCATACCACCAGCAGCAGGAGTTGCTGGTATAAATACATTACCAGCCACATTTAAATTGCCACTTGCTACATTAGCAGCGTTAGCAGCAGCCAATGCTGTTGCAGCATTTCTTGCTGCTAGTTCTGCTGCTGCCTTTTCTGCTGCAGATTTGTTTGCTGCAGCTGCTGCTGCTTTATTCGCTGCATCTAGTGCTGCTTGAAGTCTGGCTTGTTCTGCAGCGGCTTTAGCGGCCGCTTCTGCTGCTGCTTTTTCTGCATCAGCCCTTGCTTTTGCTACTGCTGCTTCTGCTGCTATCCTTGCTGCTTCAGAAGCATCTAACTCAGCCAAAGTCTTTGCTCTAGCTTCACCTTCACGGGCTTCACGGGCAAGTTGCTCCGCCTTTGCAAGTGCAGCTTCTGCTTCTTTTGCAGCGGCAGCTGATTCAGCATCATAATCACGAGAAGGAGTAGGTCTATCTTTTTCTTCTCCCATACGGAAACGAGCAGGGTCAAAGGAAGGCGTTGTATTTCTTTTTTCTAAAAATTCTTCTACTGCTATCTTATCAGGATTTCTTTTCTCAGCCACTATACAAGCCCCATATCTGTAAGTACTTTATAAGAAAGATTATCAATAGTAGTTCTTGCATTATTAGTTTTTTCCCACTCAGGAGTCATGCGTAGTTCTTTCTCAAACTGCCATAATGGCTTGACGGATGGTTTGCCATTAGCATCTACATACTGTAAAGCAGAGCGCAGGCGAGGGTCATCATAAGTTATAGAGTCTGAATCTCTTTCAAGGACTGAAGCAATAGCTCCTTTATAAGCAGAGGCTAATGAGTCAATTGAAATTCCAGCTCTTATTTGGTCAGCATATCCAGGGAATGCACTAGCTGCAAGATTACGCACNTCNTCCTNAATATCCTCAGTAGTAGTNTTTCCTAAAAATAAATCTTGTGACTTTTGGGCCCAGTATTTGTTATCTAAATATTGCATTACACCAAATTTATTAGCATATTCTTTTAACTCTGAAGTACTTCCGAGGACTTCTCCGCCATAGCTAGTTACTAGATTAGAATTAACAATTAATTGTCTAAGTTGATTCTCATCCATGCCTGAGTTATAGGCTGTCTTAGCTAAGCCATCAAATAGCTTAGCATCCATCTTAAGTCCGCCAGAAACTAAACTTTTACGTGTTGCTAGTTTATATTTATTCAGGGCATCTAGATATGCACCTTCTTGGGAACGCTCAGCCATCTGTCTAGCACGGGCTATGGCACTATTATTGCGGTAGAAATTACTCTTTAATATGTCAGCACGCATACCATCAATGTCGCCTGCTTCCCATTTTTTCCAGGCTGACTCAAGCATGGTATCCCCTAGGCTTGCCATTGCTTGAAGCATTTCAATCTGGGCAGCAATCTCAGGGTTTGCTAAAGCTGCTGCCTTAAATGTGTCAGCAGTAGTAGGTCCAGTATATCCACCGTCATCTACAAGAGGTCCGCCTTCGCCTGGTTTTGCCACTAGATACCTCCTGACATAATCTTCTGAAATATGTCGAGGCCTTCAAATGCCTTACGACGTCCTAATAATTCTGGAGTTTCTTCTTCAAACTTCTGTGTAAGCTTAGACTCAAACTTCTCTTGACTGAATCCACCAGTAGTCTTAGATACATTCTCTAGCTTACCAGTCTTAGGATTACGAACTTGTTCAGTCTTTGTCACTACACCCTTTTGGATAATCTTATCAGCCATGTCTAGGGCTTCTTGTAATTCTACATCATTTAACTTCTTGCCTCTGGTGTTGATAGCAAATGCTTGAGCAACTTCAGCAAGAGTTCCTTTGTCTACTTCACGAATCTGACGTTGTATGTTAACATCAGTTGCTGAAGCGCCTTGCATTGACATATTAAGAAGTTCTAATGGGGTAATCTTTGGACCTTTTCCACCTCTATATATTTCAGCTGCTTGGTCTACAATGTCTTTCCATATTTCATAAGCACCTGGTTTACCAGAATTACTACGGCCAATAAGCTGTAGATAACTCATAACCTGATTCTGAACCCTAGGATTAGACCAGAACTCACTATACATTTCTTCCACAGATTTTGTATTAATTGCTACAATTTTAGCTTCTCCACCCATACCTTTTAAATCAGAAACTCCAGGGGCAGTCGGTCTTGCTGGGGCTTTCTTGCCTTTTTTAGTTACCTTCTCGCCTAGGTATACATCCTTGCCACCAACTGCTCCATAGCCTGCGGCTTGAAGTGCGGCAATAGCCTGCTCTCTTGTTACGCCCGTGGCTGCCATATATTGTAGTATTATGATTTCTTCAATCACTTGCCAACTCCTAAGTATCTATCGTATATAGGGTCTTGCTCTAAATATCTATCGTATAAGTCAGAGAATCCTATGTCTTCATTTTTAAGACGAAGGGCTACGGCGGACATAAGTATCTTTAAGTCAATGTTTTCTTTGGCATCTATACTTTTAGAAGAGCGCATCGCTAACCTAGAAGCTACAAACCCACGCATTTCAAGATAACCAATTACGGATTTCCAAGTATTATTCTCAGCATTATCCTTCAT